CAGGCTGAGTTGGAGAAGATGCTATGATCACCTGGTACGACGTAGTCCAGGGTAGCCCTGAGTGGCTCGCGCTTCGCAAGGGACTCTGGACGGGCTCGATAGCCGTTAGGCTACTCCAGGGCAAGCCACTACCGCAAGAATACGAGTGGGACGGTAATGACTCTACCCGCCGTGGACACGCCCTTGAGGTAGCCGCCATCCGCGAATACGAGCGTGAGTACCGAGTGAGAGTAGAACGCCCGGGATTCGTTACCAATAGTGTGTACTGGAATGCTGGTTATAGTCCAGACGGCATCGATCGGTCATGGCTGCTTGAGTGTAAGGCGCTCACCGAAATGCGGCATAATGGGCTAATCTCTGACAAGATGTCTCTCGAAACGCTCGAGGGTATCATATCAAGCAAGATACCGCTTCAGTACAAAGTCCAGATATTCTTCGGTATGATCATCACCGGCAAACGCAAATCTCGGCTCCTCGCCTTTAACCCAGAGATTGTTGATCAGAAGCAGCTTATCGTCGTTGAGATAGGGTATGACAAGATCATCGGTAACAATATTCGTAGCAAGCTGCGCCTCGATATGAAGAAACGACGAGCTAACTCTTGACACCAACAGTCTTTGTTGCTATAATGACAACCAATAACTACTTCCCCGAATATCAGCGTTCCAAAATTGCTATTCTCTAGGGAAGTAGTTTTATATTATAATGATAGTGTGAGTTGTGGTTCGAAAATATAAAGTCCTCCGTAGCAGGGGGACTTTATATTTGTATATATTTTGCGACGTTAGCTTTTTACAGATAAGTTGAGTATAGACTCATCCTATTGTACGGTGGTCATTCCATTCCGGGGGATCGCAGTAGTCCTGATACATGATACAGACCATTATTTGGCGTGCGATACGCCTAATAGTCACATCATCAGGAAACTCTCGCTCGAGATCCTCGATGTGCGTGAGTTCGGTATACATGGCTTCACGCCACTTCTTCGTCTGCTCTGAGTCCATCTTCCACTCTCTGAGTGACTTCCCATTCAATATGAGCGACGGCCCTACGGCCTATTTCGCGCTGTCTCCGTAGTTCTCTTGCCGCTTGTATCACCTCATGGGCACGTTGAAGCTCGAGCATCAATTCCTGGTCGGGCATCGACACATACCGCTCCATATTCTTCTCGAGGCGGTTAGTGTCGTGCACAGTTACTTCCTAGTCCCTACGTCTTGTGCTGCGCCAGCAATACCTGTTGGTTTCCACAACCCGTAGTAGATTGCTACCGAGATAATAAACTGCTGAACTGCTGAAACGAGAATCGCGCCAAGCTCAAACGGAATACCGCTCTGTGCGGCCAAAAGTAGCGCCTGGAGCAGAGTCGATATAAGTGTCAATCCAGCCAGCAACCATGCCTTTGCTGCGCTTGATGTGATGCGGGTGGTGACGAGTGCCACCAAAATAGGCATTACTGTGCCCACGACTAGTGTTAATACTGATACTTCCATGATTATTTTTTCTCCTTTACTTCTACTATACTTGATGGGTCAACTTTTACGTATGTACCTGGCGCTACGTTTGAGCTGCCGTTTGCGGCGAGTCCCCTCTGGTAAGCCTTCTCGACCTCTTCATCGTAATGGGTGGACTTCCACACATCATTCTGCCACTTCGTACCCTCGTAGAGTTGCTTAGAGAGTGCTGCGGCGTACGCTGGGTCTGCCACCATATTCTTCGCGTGATACTCTACCCAGTCTGGGGTAATTTCTGCCTCAGTCATGTGGGCGAGTAGGCCGATTCTTTGCGCTTCGTTTCTAGCTTGTTCTAAATTCATACCCTTCTCCTTATTTTTTACAACTTCAATTTTGCCTACATACGTGCTCCAGCCAAGATATGCGCATCCGCCGTTTGGTCCAGCATACATATCAATAAGGTGTTGAAGGCTTGGGTGGACGTATCCATGGTCATGATATCCCGAAAGGGTTGAGCTCACATATCGTCCATCTCCGAGCGAGACGGCAGTATGTTCATTAGGGTCGTTTCCTAGGTCAAAATAGACGGGGACTATGACGCCCGATGGCGGTAGCTCTCCAGGGTGATTACCGACTCCAGACGCCCATTTAGCGGCTGCTGACGAGTATTGCCCCATCGTATACCAGTTGCCATTCTTATCTTGCATAGGTAGCGTGGCCTGGCCCCACATGCCTTCTACGTGGCCCTCACACCAACCACCGACATAAGGTATTCTCCAATCAGGGGCTACTGTTTGTTCCCACATAAGTCCTCCTATTTGCCTATTAATTGAAGCGTCTCTGGCTTGCTGAAGTTGATGACCGCGAAGAAGAATAGCGCGGTAATAACAAGAACAATAAACTTCACCGCGTTATCAACGAGCAGTTTCTTGATCTTAGTGCTGAAGCTATTATCTGACTCTTTTTTCCATTCATTAAGCACCTTGAGCTCAGCATCAATCCTTTCGACATTAGTCACCCCCCACACAACGTGTGTCTCAAATGCCTGTTTGTCCGCTTTTAGTCCATTGGACGTCTCAAGTGCGGCAGCGAGTCGAGATATCTCATTTGTCATCCTCACCTGATTCTCTGCACTATGTTTCTGGCGCTCTTCATCAAGGGCAAGATAGCCGCGAAACTCAATTCCAAGTTCTCTCACGGTAGTAGGCGGATTCTGTTTTTCTTCCTCTGTCATCATAGTAGCTACCTATGCTAGTTTGACTATTATGTAGTTGGGGTTGGTCGCTGAGGCGTTGCCGTTAGCCGTTGCTGCGTTTGAACCCCTATATAGGCGGGCCTTGATATTCCTAGTGCCCGCAGTAGACACTGGAACGCATGGAGCGACCGACGCCGCATCTCCCGATGCGTTAGTCGGCGCTGAAGAACTAGCAATTATAGCTCCAGCAGTTACGTCGTAGAGCTCCATGCCAACAGCATTGTTGGCGATTGATGCGCTTCCCTGCCCGATGAATCCCGTTATCTCAACCTCTCGTCCAAGAGGGGTAATGTAATTGAGGTTAAGCCCAGTCATGTCCGTACCAGAGCCAGAAGCCGTAGTCGATATGACGTTTGACCTGATTTCCCTGTACCCGAGCACCTTACGATTTGGGTCTCGTGGACATATGAGATTACCGATTGAGTCCGTCTTCATATATGGTATTGATGATGCGATAGGGAGTAGTTTCCCTATTTGTCCTTGGTTGATTGAACCCACGTTTAGAATATTTGTTGCGCCCGATACAATAATACCGAGACGAACGCTATTGGCCGCGAGCGCTGGTGATGTTGCGTTGTTTGTGACGATATTGCCGGCAGTATTGACTAATGTGGCGACCGTACCCGTACCTGGGTCAAGGAGATCAAAGTAGGTATCTTTTGAGGCCGTGACCGTACCCGTAGCTGCTGCAACAGTAAGTCTTTTGCCACCAATATAGACAACTCCAGCGGTCAGTGACCACGCAAGCGTAGAGCCATATCCAGTACCCGTAAGCACGCATCCACCCAGTACTATAAAGTCGAACATCACTTCGCCCTGTCGCTTAACCGGGTCAACATTATCTGTAAATTGAGCCTCAGTGGTGATAGCATCGTTTTTGATAGTACCATCATCATTATGGGATTCACTAAGAATATTATAAAGATTATCGGCCCATCCTGTAATCGGACGAAGTATAACGATATCACCCACGTGGCTACCGCGCGTATCAACATACCCGGGAGCTATCGCATCGATAATAAGCTGTCCCGTGTCAACATGTCCGGCAAAGTCAACTGCTGTCGCATCGGAGACGACGGTGATTGTCTCGCTCGTGATTGGATCAGTAAACGTATGAGGTTCACCCATCGTTGCATAAAATTTAGCTGGAAGTGTTGGAACTCCAGCTACGGTATTTGTGACAATGGTGCTCGCACCTGGGCTACGAAGTGTTTGAACGGTCATTAAAGAGGGGTTAGCTGAACCGTTGCTTGCTGGTATATAAGCTATTGATTTCATAAATTCATTGTAACACAAAAGAGGGCCTGTAAAGACCCTCTTGTGCTTAATTGCTTAGATTAAGAGTTTGTGCGTTCCAGGGTAGCGATCGCTTTGGCTTTCATACCAAAGACGAAGACATCACCACGAGCGCGAAGCTGCAACTCAGATCCACCATGTCCAGGGACATCCTTGATGAGCTTCATACCGCTGCCGGTAGCTGGGTCCATCTTAGGAGTAGCCTTGACTACTGCTCGCTTGTCCACAACGACAACGTCGATGTAGGTAGCTGGGAAGTAGGTGTCGTCTGTTTCAACGACTACAACACCATCGAGCTGACCCATGACGCCGTTCTTACCAGTTTCGTAACCGAGGTTAGAGCCATCGAATGCAAGAACAAGAGCCTTGAGGCTATCAGAGAAGGCGAATGGAATGAAGGCAACCATGCTGCCTGGAGCGCCACCGCGTTTCTTGACTGCCGAGACAGTGTTGAAGAACTTGAGTTTGATATTGTCCGTACCGCTATTCCAGCTAATTTTGTTTGCGGCAGGTCGTGCGGCAACAATCTTAGCAAGCGTATACGCGTCGAAGTCAGGGATAAACTTCTCGTAAACCCATGAGCGAGCAAACTTGCTTGCGAGGCTTGCGATAGGAGTGTCCTGATCGAGCGTGTCCTGAATGCGAAGGAATTTGTACTTGTTATACGCAAGCGTCATATCCTGATCGCCAGTTTCAGCGAGCGTTACGGTTTGTGAAATAGCAGTCTCATCGTAAGTTCCAAGTGAACCCGCACTAATGTCGTAGTTCAAGAGCTTAACGGTTGAGGCTGAGGTCCAATCGAGTCCGTTTGCGTCCAAGTGACGAGCCACGTATGAGGCAACCTCAAGTGGTTTGTCGAGGACAGAAGACGTTTTGATACCATATTTAGATGCCATAAGAGCATTCTCCTCAAATCAAAAGTGTTAATATGTGTATTGTCTTCTGTTACTTAAAGAATAAGCTATAATGTAAGAGAATGCAAGTCCCCGCACACAGATTACCACTACGCGATTATCAACTTGAGATAGTCAATGCTTATAATGACCCGAATATTGACGAATTATTACTTGTCATCGGACGTCGTGGTGCTAAGACTACAACCACATTTAGCGAGTGTATCGTCCCAGACCTAGTCAGGGAGAGGCAGACGATCGTAGCCGTGTACCCTACCGCTAAGATGGGCTTTCGTAACTTCTGGAACAATATTGAGAACGATGGATTCAAGACGCTTGATCATATACCAAGGGAACTTATCTTACGACAATCAAACTCTGAGGACGACATGCGAATTGAGCTTATAAATGGGTCAGTTTTCATGTGTGTAGGCGCTACTAACGTCGAGGCGCTACGCGGTGCTAACGGCAAGAAGTATTGGTTTGATGAGTTCGTAGATGAACCGATTGAAGCGGTGAACGTTATCGCCCCTATCGTCGAGCAGAATGGTGGTAAGCGTATTTACACAGGTACGCCAAAAATTGACGGCATCAATGGAGAGACTATGCGTCGTATGCACGAGAGCTTCAAGACTGACGCTGCTAAATACACCTGTTATATTGATGCTACACACTATACCAAGCCCGAACAGCTTGAGAAGATACGTCAGGGGTATATACTCCGTAACGGTAATGACTTCAAGTACAAACAGGAGATGCTACTCGACTGGGGCCAGTCGTCAAGCGCGAGCTACTACGGAGAGATTATGTCCCAGAAGGACCTAGATGGCTCTATCGGCGAGTTCCCCTACAACCGAGCCTATCCCGTATTCACCGCCTGGGACCTCGGTAAATCAGATGCGATGGTGGTACTTTTCTTCCAATTCTTCAAGAATAGGGTGCGCATCATAGACATTATTGAGAAGAATGGATCAAACATCAAGGCGATGGCCGTAGACATAAAAGCCAAGCCATACGTGTACGGATGGCACTTCCTGCCGCATGACGGCACGGTGGGCAGCCTGAACGATGGTATCAGCCGTCTTGAGACGCTTATCACCGAGGGGATTACCAATGCCTCTACGCTGAAGCGTCAGGGTGTGAGTGTGGGCGTGGGGTATGTTGAAGAGTGGCTGAAGAGCATCCTTATAAACGTAGGCACTACGGGAACGTTCCATCGTCGTCTACGTCAATACAGTAAGAAGTTCAGCCCTGAAACGGGTAACTTCGCCGGACCAGATCACAAGACACAAAGCCATATTGCAGACGCCTTGCGCTACCTCTGTACTGCCCTCCATATCTACTGGAACGAAAAGGGAGAGTTTATACTCTCCCTAGAGGATAGCCAGACCCAGTACGAGTCTGACCTAGTATCCGTTCCGTTTACTTCTTTTTAGCTGGCTTAGGCTCTTCAGCAACCACTGGTTCGACTGGAGCTTCTGGCTCGTCTTCGGTGATAACCTCATCGATCAGGTTAGACATATCGTCCTCATCCTCTTCGAGTGCCTGGAAATCAGCGAGTGCTTGTGGCAATTCTGGCTTTGGTGTTGGCTCTGCGCCGCTTCCACCCCTACGGTTGATAGCCTCGAGGTATTGCTCTTCAAATGGATTCTCGTTGTCTTCCTGGGCTTCGAAGTAAGCCTGGAGCTGTTCGCCGTACATGTAGTAGAGAATCTGGACTAATGTAGGCTTCTGGCCACCATTTTTAGAGGTGAGAATAGACATCTGAACAGGGTTACGTTTAAAGGCACGAACCTTCTTAACCCACTTCTCAGACAGTCTCCATCCGTAATCTTGACCGCGTGATGCATTAATTCCCATATCTGAGCTGTTGATGTAGGCTGCAATCGTAGGCTCAAGCTTACAATAGTGAGTCTCTCCAGTACGAATACTAAAGAATGAAATGCCTTCTGGTTCGTTGATTGTTACTTCTGACATAATTATGTCCTCCTTATGCTGGGTTATTTAATGCTTTAGTGACCTGTTGTGCGAAGTCGTTGGGGTCATCTACCTCTTCAACGATGCCTCCATCTCCACTCTCATCCATTCGATCACTCGCTCCAGGAGTCGCCGGTGTTAGAGGCGTAGCGGCCGCTGGAGGAGTGACTGGGCTGGTGGCCGGCTGCTTGGTAGCGAACTCATAAGCTAACTTATACGGCTCGAGGTAGTCGTCATATAGCTCCATGACATCAGGAGCTTGTAGCACGACACCCTTTGCTTCATCAAGCTTCGTCTGCCTCATCAAGAGGTTATACACCTTGGGCTGAAGTTGTGGATATTGCTTAAACAATAGTCCATATTTCTTTAATGCGTCCATCGAATCTCGCTTGAAGTTCATGGTCGTCTCGGCGACCCTCTCGGCATCACTTCGTATCTTAGAGATACTCTGGTCAAGCTTGTACTGTTCGTTCAGGAGCCACTTGGTAGCCTCCTCCATGTCCATCTTGCCGCCAGACGCGTCTACGACGTCCTGGGGAGTCCGCAGCTCTTTATTAGTGTTCTCATCCACTAGGACGTTCGACAGGCCTCCTGGGTAGTATGCTTCAAGCACATCGTTGGTTTTTTCTTTGAGTGCCTGGCCTGATGTTCGCTCTTCGGTTCGCACATCGCTTAGGATCTGACGAATACTATCTTCTGTCAGGGGTTTAGGCTCTTCGGGTGTTGATGGCGTTTCTGGAGTTTGAGGCGTCGCAGGGACCGCATCCGCTGGTTTCGCTGGATCTGCTGCGGGAGTGACAGGTTCCTCTTCTTTTTTGTCCGGATTCGCTGGAATAACTGAGTCATCTTTTTTAGGCTCCTCCACATTAGCTGGTGCTGGTGGTGTAGCTGGGTCAACGGGTGGAGTTACGGGAGTTTCGACATCTCCACCATCATCGGCAAATGCCGCTTCCATCGCCTTACCAAAATCATCTTCTTCTGTATCTGGCATACTAATTCTCCTTTATCTTAGCGTTGATTGTCTGCTGTATGTGGCGTAGGTGTATCACCACACTTTTATGCATCTGAACCTGTTGCTGAGTGGTCATCACACCTTCAGCTTCAGGAATAATAGCATCGAATGAATTATGGGTGTCAATGGCATCTTTTAGATAGCCTCTAATCTCTTGGATAAGTTTAGTCTCTGTACTGAGCTCTTCCTCTGCGATACTATCATCGATATCATCAGGAACAGCGAAGCCATCGACCTCGCCACTGATTAGAAAATCCTCGTCTTCGTTTGGTATATGTGTCATTTATCCTCCTATTATTATTTACTGTGGCATTTGTGTCAAACCTGGTTGTGGTTGGGCTGCGGCACTAGCGGTAGCGGCATCAATCGCTGGAGCTAGTTCGGGAGCGGTTTCTTTGATAAGTTTGTCCTCAAGGACCTCTTTACGAGCGACGGCAGCAGGGTCATTAGGATTCGTGTTCTGAGCAGTAACGGTGACGGCATCTTGCAAATCGCCGCGCTTCTCATCAGTCCAATCTTGCTTACTCATCGTACTATTCACTGAGACATCAATCTCCTTGATGAAGTCATAGTATTCATTCCAGTTGACGATCATAGCGTTAGGATTCTCGGGATCGGTAAATGCATCAGGCTTTATGCGCATAATATCGTCTCGCGCGTTGTCATCTAGGTAAATGATGCTCTCTCCGTCCTGTTCGGATATGAGTAGGTCGAACGCAGAGATAACGTACTGACATAAGAACTCTTCGAGGATATTTGTAATCTGTTGAATAGCGTCGTCGATGCCCTGTTTCTGAGCTTGTGCGCCAACACCAGTCTTCGAATCACCGATAGCACCAAGCGCTTGTCCGGGATTCATACCCATCATAGTCTGAATCTGCTTGACGATCTCTTGGCTAATCTGTGGGTATTGCTGTGCGGTCGTAGTATCGAGAGTTAACAGTTGTACCTTGGCCTGTGGATCGGTAGAGGTGATAACGCCGCCTGACTTGAGGCTGGTTGCTCCCGTAAACAGGCCCGATTTGACCATCGTTGGCTTGCTGTTGTAGAGCCAGGTAGTCGCAACATTCTGACGCAGAGCCATGAGGAAATTCTGATTAGGTGAAGCAAGGCGTACACGACTGTCGCCAAATGGTGATAGCTCTGCGGGGTCGATAACGAGGAATAGTGTGCGAGGGTAGCCGAACTTAGAGCGATTCTCTACTGTTCGAAGCGGTGTATTGATTGATGGGCTAAGCGTCACGATGTCCTGGCTAGGGTCATTGCTGTAGCGTATGAGTATGTCGAACGTCTCTGTAGCAATATCTTGCTTTGCATTCTCCATCTCCGTGAGATACTCTGCATAATCCGATGACCCATGACCATCTGGCCCCTGAGCACGCAAGGCTTTGAGAGCTTGGACATCATATGTACTCTGACCTGCTGGCTTCTTCTCTTCACGCGCAATAATCTGATCAAGCTTACCCGGTGTCCACTTGGTCCGAATCCAGAAATAAGTACTGTGTGAGCCATCCTGAATACCCGGTTCAATAACAAAGTCATTGAAGTGAATCTGTTTAGGAGTTACGCCAAACTTGCCATATAGATTGGTGGCTGTCACCTGGAAGACGGTGAAGCCCCTAGAGAGAGCGCCACGGCCTCCAAGATGAAGGGTGCTAATGAACCCCTTACCAAATGTAGTCGGATTAAGAATAACCTTCTCAATACGATTACGCGCGATAATTGCCTCAACAGTGACCTTCGATCCATTGATAGCTACGGCTATATTCGGGATTACTTTGACTGCGGTACGCATAATCTGGCGCACGATACCCGCAATCGTGGTATCTCCAATCTGAGGATTCTTTTGACTACCGCCAGTATATTGAGCATTCGTGATGGTATCAAGCTGTTTGAAGTCTTTAATGTGATTGTCAACGAAGGTCTTGCCCTTATCCCACTCTTGAAGCCAGCCGGGAACGCGAGAATCGGGTGCGTACTTCTTTACACTTTTTCCTGCTGATGGAGCTGAGTATGTTTTATCTGCCATGATGTTTATACTATATCACCAACTACACCAATATTTATACCCTCAAGGTTACTTCCTACGAAGTCGAAGGACGTATTTTCAAGGTTACTCGATATGGTGATCTTATATTCATTGATAACGGGGTTAGGAAGTCGGATAGGACAGCGCTTAGTTTTCTTCTGACTTGCGGGAGAATCACCCGATATAGGTAGTTGTGTAGACCAGTTTCTCATACGGCTATTCCCGCTGTGCCATGTCAAGCGAGGGTTGCCCCATCCTGAGAGCAGGTTACGCTGGTTAGATCCATTAGTGAAGGTCTTGGTCTTATGCTTCAGCTTACCCTTCTTATTGTAGTACCAGGCCGTAATGACCACCGTACCGATAAATTCAGCCAGATAGACCACTGCTTGAGTCGCTGCAAAGTAGGAGTTCTTACCCGCGCTAAATGCCTTGAGGTTCGTTTCGATAGTAACTGGGTATGGAGTAGATGTTCCGTTACTGTTCTCGTCTTCTGCCACATACGATTCCTGAAGCTTGAAGAACTCGTTACCCTGGCGTATATACATGAAGCTCGCCTGGTTAGGAGGAGATATCGCACCGATCCAATCAACTGCAAGGTCCCAGATAGCCCACTTTGGTTTGTCTTTATTCGTCATGTCTCGAAGAAGTATCTGATTATTGTAGTTGTACCCGCGGCTAGGTATCGCAAAGGCTACAAGATTATTCCACGCAGCACCAACGATTTTATTAAAGTTAGCGTTCTTGATCGTAGCATATGTCTTCGAGACCTCATTACTCACGATCGATGGAGAGAGGACATTCTGAAGATTAGCCTCTGTTTTGATAGAGGTGATACCGAACGATGATGGGAAAAGAAGCTCGCCAAGAGAGACAACCACTCCGTAGGGGCTATATACCGATGAGGCGCCTGTGTTAAGGTCGTCAGCTCCCCAGTAGTTAATTGTCGCATTACCGTATGTAAGCGTCTTTTGGCTGATGATGCGCTGCTTAGACACGCCCTCGGTACTCGAGAAGAGCACGAGAAGATTAGGAATGTTCTGGTTATTGCGAAAGCCTACGACAGAGGTAGGGTAATAATTAGTCCCCTTGAGGAGTGGTAGCCTCTGTCCGCCATTGTTAGCTCCGAACGAGACTCCCGCATCTGTGAGCACACCGAAATTAATGTCGTATGGGTTATCTGGATCACCGTAGACTACGGGAACATCACCAGCCATAATACCCGAGAGGGCTTTAATGCCTCGAGTGGAGTTGGTATCTGGGGCTGTATTGTACGAGATATTGAACGGTATAGAGCCATTATCGGCGAAGCTGGCGGTAGCTACTGGAATATTGTTCGCTAGCATGGCCAAATCGCTTGCTACAGGCGTTGTACCTTGCAAAGCGATAGCGGCATACAAATTACGGCTTGTGGCTCCTGCGGGCGGTGTATCGTTAAATGAGACGGTAAGATACTCCGTACCATCAGATTTCCATGTTGAGCGGCTTTTAGATACTGTCTGGCTGAGTATCGGTCCAATAGCCGTCTCTCCGCCGCCGTCTGAGCTATACGTGATGCCGTAGTATACCTTGAAGGAGCCTGTGGTTGTGATGCCCGTTGCGGCGGCGGTGAGTACGCTCACTGGGTTAGCGACAAAGGTGAACTGAACCATGTTAAACGTCGCCAAATCGATATAGCGCATCTCATCAACGCCATTCATTACGAGTAACCAGTTATTCGTGCGCATGAAGGTGGTGATAGTTCCGGCGGTAGTTGTAACTACGTTCGAACCACCACAAGCAGTCCATGAAGTCGAGTTATCCTGACAGTAACGGACCTTGCCGTTATCAGCGATGAAATAATATATCTGATTATTGTAGTAGACGGTCGATACTTCGCTATTAAAGGCGACTGCATTAGGCAGCCACTTCTTTTTACTGAGACGCTTTACACCGTTCCCGGACGAGTTGACCATCGCATTGCGGCCATAACTCATCGCATTCGGTGCTATATTGTAGTCGCCACGCTCGTCCAGACCGCCATCAAGGGAGACGATATCGCTTGATACGATTTGTGCTCCTTTTACTTTAACGGCGTCTGTAACTGCCATTACCAGATCCCACCGATACCGCTATAATCATCTCTCTGCATAGTGTCTGGCTCGGTTGAGACACTGTTCGCGTTCATGGCTTTATTAAGCTCATTCGTATATTTCTGCGAGAACGATGGACTTAACGTGACTTTAGTGACATCTGCAAGCGTTTGATTCTTGGCAATACCAAGTGTTGCAACCTGGTCGCTATATATCCAGTCTAATACTGTTCCGTCACTAATTGTCAACTTAGGGAATCGTTTGACAACATCAAGTATAATTTTTGCTCCCACCTCTTCTGCCTTCGGTACTCGAGATAATATAACCTTGCCACCACCGTTACGACCAGCACTAATGAAGGTAGCTCGGTCGGGTCGGTCATAATCTGGATCAACTACGCGTTGATCGGGGTCAACAAGAGCAAAGTTCGTAATCACAGTACCATCGGTCAAGACTAGTTTCAGATATTTGTTCTGATCAAATATGGGGGTTCGATAGATAGCTGGAAGGTCAAATGAATAAGTAGTTGTATCTGCGATCGTAGCTAAAACGTAATCTGTGACGCGCGCCGGTTGCCAGTAGGCCTCAGTTTCATACTCACGAATCCATAAGTTAAAAGAACGAATGAAACTATTTTGAAATAATGTCAGATCATCGTCTTCGTCGTCGTTCTCAGCACCGTTAATGCTGGAATATACATCTTGTGCTAATTCTGTGATATCATCAATGACGCTCATAGTTTTATTGTACCCTAACTGCTCCCTATTTTATGTACGATATTTGGTCGAACTGTCTGAATAACTGGAACGCTACCGCTCTTTGCGTCTATCGTATCGTACTTCTGAACATTAGGCGCTCCCGTACCAGCCTTGAGTGTACCGAAGTCTGAGCTGAAGCTACGCGAACCGCTACCGCTACCTGAACCAGCTTTTTTCGCACTAAACTTCTGCTTTGATAGGTCAGTCTTATTGTAAGAGACACCGGATTTTGCCATAAGCTCATCTATAGCCCACATCTTTATGTACATCTCTGGGTCATAACTATCGCTCTGTGGGTCGCCTAAACTACGCCACTCCGATACGCTAGTGTCCTCGTATGACTTAATTATATCGTATGGAATAGTATTATCTCTATACACCTTACCTCGACTGATAGCAACATCCATCTTCTTGAGGTCACTTGGCTTTGTAGTAGGATCGGCAGCCATCATATTACGTTTAACGGTAAGCGCCGTAACGTTCGTATCGTACTGCTCTTTCTCCAGATATGCGGTGTCTTCGCCCCGCTCACTGACGCCCTTCACCATCGCCTTTTGAAGACTCGTGATATCATCTGGAGTGGCTTGTTTGCCATCAACGATATTCTTGTAGATTAGCTTTGTCTTGTCATCTGTGAGCACGGCCTGAAGGTTAGGATCTGCAAATGCTCCCGCATCGGCCATACTTTGAATCGTGCTGTTCGTCTGGGTATTCAACTCATCGGTATGCTGAACTCCCTTATCTTGGGTAGTCGAAGAGGCTCCAAACGCAAGGGCGACTGGATTTGGATTCATAAGGGTGTTGCCAGTATCGTCTACTTTATCGGGGAGTGCATTGGATGCTCCAGGTATACCGCTCTGAATCTTACTCACAAAGTTCTCTAGCGCCGTTCCACTATTGGTATCATTCTGTGTAGGGTCGAATGATTTAGCTACCTGGTTGAGTAGTGCGCCCAGTGGTGTCACCGCGCGGACCACGCTTGCTCCCGTTTGACTGGCAAATTTAGCTAGGTCGGTACGGCCATTAAGTACGTCGAGCCAGTTACTTATCTGGTCTGTAGGCATGATGCTTGCTAGGCCACCCGCTACTTCCTTCGCACTAGTCATTGTATCGCCATTGTTACGTCCTAATGTCGCCGCAAAGATGGCTGGGAGGGCCGCAGAGCCGAGATAGGCAGGTAATTGGTAATAGTTCTCACCTATCTTGATTGAGTTCTCTGTGATGCCCTCACGCTGCCAGCGAGCGCGCTCTTCTGGATCGCTTGGGTATGCACCGGTCACAAGTCCCTGCTGACCAAGATTATAGAATATTGCACCGACCGTAGCGCCTGTACCAAATTGCTTGATACTCTCCTTGATAAGCTGCGCGCGAACTGCTGGATTGTTGCGAGCCTCTTTGGTGAAGAGTTTGAGGGCTGTTGGGGCGCCAAGAAGTGCCCTTTTACCACCCTCAACGATAGTACGACCTACTGCCGAAGGGAATCCGACCGTCATACGAGTGAGGAGTTTAGAGGCAAATTCAGATACTTGATTAGGATTCCCACCAGAGATGAAGTCAGATATACCATTCTTAATGACTGTTTCAATCTTGCTACTCTTAGCGATGCCACTACCGAGTCCAGCGGCCGCACGAGCGTAGCCGGCATACATATTCGTAACCTTATCTGGGTCCTGACGAGCCATCACCGATGCTCTATCTGTTAATTCACGACCTTTATAGCCCTGATCTCTGAGTGATTGGGTGTAGTGATCGAGTACGTTGTGTGTAACCTGACTCTCGATAACTGAGTCGCCAAGCTGGTTCCCGGTGGTAGACCAGTTCTTGAAGTGCTCAAGTGGGTTCCATCCGGCATTCGCAGCGCGAGCCTTGGATGCGTCTACAATGTTAGATACTCCCTTGCCAAAGCCCTCAAGAGTCCCCTTTCCCGCGCCACCACCAACATGTTCGCCGGTCAATTTGTTCGCAACTCGTGATGCAATACCGCCGAATAGTCCTTCTTCAGACCCGCCGACAGCGGAGTTCACGAAGTTCCTCGAGAATGTACCTGTGCCCGAGAGCATTGATGAGTCAATGGCGTCCATCTGGTAGAGATCAGACTCTTGCGCCATCTTCTGCAATTCTCGTATCTGTTTGACATCTTTGTTTCCCTTGAGAATAGTCTTCGCAATCTTGAACTCAGTCATCTTGGCGGCCTTATCGGCAGCATCGGCGGCATCCTGAGCAGCATGATATGCCCTTGCATTACCTGACGTTGGAGCCTCTGTAAACCTATTGTAAGCTTGGACGGCAGCGTCGCGGGCATCGGTGAACTTTGTGGTAGCGTTATCTACGGCGTCGAACATATTACTATCAATCTTAGTCGGATCTTCAGCTAGACGATATATCTTGCTCTCAAACTGGCTCACCAGCTCATTCGAACTCGCAGTACGGCGAATCGTGCTACCGCCCCTGAGTGCAAGCGCTTGAGCGGTCAATGTGCCGTCCTCTTTGAGAATCTGACGGGCCTCGGTCCACTCGGGAGTGCCGCGCTGGATTCGCTTAGTTTCGAACATAGCTCGAATATTCCTCACATCTCGAGGAGTGAAGCCTCCGCTACTGGCCTGATTCTCTCTAGCTGACTTGATAGCGTCAACCGGAGACATTTGAGATGTTTCACTTATCGCCTGTTGCATCTCAACTTTTCGACTAGCTTTTTGGTATGAGCCACCATTCTCAGATTTTCCAAGCTTACCGGTTGGAGCGAATCCCTGGTCGGAGGTAGCGTTTGGAGACGCGCTATTCATCTCACCCAGAGCAGCAGCAGTTTGTGCATCAGCTTTCGCCTTTGCTCTAGCCAATTTAGCCTGGTTGCGCGCAGAAGCTACTTCGCGCTTGTTATAGCGCTTTGGGTTATCTAGGACGTCCTGAACGGTCTGTGGGAGCTGGACGGGCATCTTAGCGGCTACATCAGCGGTACGAGCAGCGTTTGGATCGGCGGCGGTCTGAACGCGTACCTGTCCTGGGGTCTCTGGAAGATCGGTTGGTACGGTGCTCTGGTCCTCTATAGGTATAGATTTAACGTTCTTAACGTCTATTTTGCGACCATTAGAGGTATCATCTGCGACAGGTAGGCTATCAAGCTCTTTATTCGCAGCTTTGTGTTGAGTCTTATTGATTTCATTGTTTGCAAGGGCCTCGTCAAGCGCCTGACGCTCTCTCTGAATCTCGTTCTTAGTATAGAGTGAGGTATCTTCAAGTTTACCCAGTACAAACCCATCAACGCGACGATCTGGGAGTGCCTGGGGCTGTGCCTGGAACATCTTAGACGCCACTTGGTCCTCAGTAGGAGCCGTGACCCTGCTGAGTCCTGGTGTGTCTCCAGATACTTCGATGATAGGCTTACCTACGGGAGTCTTGTTTGTTACGGGGACCTGAACGACGTCTGAAGGACCCTCGGTAACTGGAATATCTCTTGGTTGCTGTACTTTAATCTTCGTCGCATCTTCGGCGGCAGTTCGCGCAGCATCGGTAACGTCACGGGTAACTACCGTCTTTGCATTATTGACGTCCTCAGCGGCAGGGCGCTTTGATGCTCCCGGTAGTAATAGGGACCATAATGCGGCCGTGAGAGACTGACGAGGTATACTCGACGGATCTGCGCCCGTGAAGTCGAGTGCATTACCATTATTGACATAATTCTGAATAGGAGCAGATACTACCGGAGCTGCCGCACCTGCGATAAGAGCGTTGCGCCCCATGGTCTTTGCCGTCTGCTTAGCTCCTTTGATGATGGCCTGTTTACCGGCTTGAGTAGCTAGCGTCTTCATGCCCTGAGTAGCAAATGTTTTTACTCCGCCCACTAATGGACCAAGTGCACCGAATGAAGCTATATCAAGTGCACCCATGGCTGGTGATGCCACGGTAAGACCTGTTTGAAGGTTACGGAGGCGTTGCTGTTGGTCTGCTGGTAATCGTGATATCTCCTCGTCGCTCATACCAAGTACCGCGCGAGTATAGTTGTCGTGAGCGGTCTGCTCGCTTCTTTTGTCTCCGGTCATCTTATAGAAGAGATTTGCCCCTGCGGATCCCATTGTGGTGAAGTCGGACAAGACTGGAATATCCGAGCTCTTCTTGATGATATCTCCGAGGGTATCTGCCTGTGTCTTGATCTGAGCGGCGCTATCACGCGTGAGGTTGCGAGTATTCTCAGTGAACTTATTAACGGTAGGGTTCGAGGCATCTCCATGTAGAGCTCTATACTCATTTACCGCTTGCATACGCGCATTCTCTTGCGCCGTCTTCTCGTTATTGTGCGTAAAGAAGTTCGATACTGTACCGATAAAATCTTGACTACTGTTTGCATTCTTCCTTGCGGCATCTAATTTTTGAGCAGTCAATCGCTCAAGTTCCTGATCGGCCGGTGACTTAGGCGCTATCTTGATGGTAGGAGCCGTCGGATAAGGATTAAATGTCGATGTCTTAGATATCGTAGGAGCGGGTGTATTCGACTGTTGGAACGCGTTGGTGGGAGACTGTGTCCTAATCTGGGGGCTAGACTGAATAGTAGGCGCCCTAAGAACAGGAGCACTCGTCTGGACTTGATCTAGCAACTTCTTCTTCTGGGGGACGCCACCGAAGAATTGTCCGACATTTTTACTTGCCTGACCGATATTCTTCAGAACGTCGTCCCAGAAGGCCATTAGGTTATGCCCCTACTGGTAGCGCTATTGGAGTCGTGTCCTGAGTCTTTCTTCGATTCATAGTGAATATGCCTGAACCAACTTGTCCATCTTGAGGGACTGAGGCTACATTAGGCTGAGTTGGGGCCGCAAATGCGGTAAGTTGTGGCGCCTGGACTGCAACGGGAGTCGTGTCGTATGCGCTCACGGCCGTTTTGGTGTTACCTGCAATAGCGGGTGTTAGAGCTCCAGCGCGTCCCATGAAGTCATTTGCACGAGTAGTGTCACCAGCATCACCGTAATATCCGGCCATTTTAGTGAGCAGGTCTTGCATCTGCGTACCGTTGTCTCGTTGAATCGCGCGATTATTATTCGTGAACGTATCTTCAGCAACTTGACGCTTGCCCTTCAGGTCGGTAAGGAACGTTCCGAAAGAGGAATCGAGCTGACCCTGATTTGCTTGCTGCGTATCTGCACCATTACGAATGTCGTTAGAGGTTACGCCACCGACCACATCTCGCACCTGGTCTTCGGCAGTACCGCCAGCGGCGCCAGTACCACGTAACATGTTAAGCAACCCGCCAAAGCCTTTGATCCCGGCTCGAACTGAGTCCATGAAATTAGCATCGTAATTCATTTGATTCGTATCAGTAGATTTACCGTAAGTCTCGCGTTGCTGACCTTCTGCGGCGTTGAAATTGCCGATGGTATTATCGTGGCTCTGGCGTTCTGCCTCAAGAGCGGCCTGAAGAATGCTTGGTAGCTGGTCTATAGCTATCTGAGTATTATTGACAGCTCCAGTATTAAGTGGAGCGTATGTCTTTCCCCCAGTTGGGGCTGTAGTAGCTACAGTAGTAGACGCGTCTGGGGTGTCGAGAACAGTGTTGCCCGTACCACCGCTAAGAACAGCCTGAGCCGCCGATATATCGCCCTGTCCGTAGAGGGCTGGGTTTTTAAGAATGAAGTTTGCGGCTTCTTGCTTCGAAGCGGCGTCATTGATGCCGTTCTGTACGATACTTCCCGCTTGCATTGGATTGATTGCCATAATTACTCTTCTTTCATCAAAGTATTAAATTCATACTTGTATTTTAGCACAAACAGTAAAAATCAACCCTAGTTTTGCGAGTGCTAGAAAATTCTTTTTATTGCTTGGCCGACTTCTTTGAGCCGGGTTCCTAGCGATGGGTCTGCCGTGACATCTTCAACTAGTGGAGTGTCGATCACGACATTATTGAGGCTTGCTTCATATTCTTCACCGTAGCTCTTGAGAATACTGCGCATTTTCGCATCATCATTCACGGGAAGCATGACGTTTTGACGAAAATGCTGAATTTCTCCGTGCACATTCAAGTGAAGCTCAATCTCAGCGTAGCCGGTATCTTTATCTTGGGTTAGTAGATCAATCGTCATATGCCTCCTTAGATGTATGACCACATTACTTTTACTTGAGAAGCAACGACAGCCGTAGTATCGTTATCAGCGATGAGGTTCGTAATCGCATATGCAATACCAGTAGCAAATCGTTGGCCTAATGCTCCGATAGCTACGGTCACGGGGACACCTGACGCTGGTATGGCTATCGTAGCGACGGGTGCATCGGTTCCCAGTGTCGGATTCGAAGCCTTGTTAAATAGTTTCAGAAAACAGACAGCGGCGCCAATATTAGTTACCGTAACGCTATACAATGTTCCCGCGCCAGCTTTAAGTGTCGTCGCATTTGTTGTCGCAGCAGATGCTAGAAATGACCCGGTAGTCGTTGAGCTGGCGGGAGTGTTCGTCGTTGTACCAGCACTCGTGAGTGATCCTGATGCGGTAACGCTAAGGTTTGCGGCCGTAGCCTGTTGAACTGTCAACACTGGATTAGCGAATGGGAGCTGGCTAAAGGCAGCGGTAGCCTGAATTGTTCCGCCCGCAACTGCTGTTGAGATGCGCACTCGTATGTATCTTGCGAGAACTGATGTGCCAAAAAACCTTGTAGTTGAAGCCGCTACAGTGAGGGTACTGAGGGGGTTACTCACCTGTGAGGTAGTGTCAAACATCTGAAGAATGCTACCATTCGGAGAAGCCGTTGTGTTATTGGTTTGCTCGAATGAAATAACTCCAGCCGAAATGCCCGCTCCAGTCTGAACCTGAATTGAGACAGAGTGATAATTTGAAGCATCAAACCATCCACTCCCAGTCCCAGTAATGAGATCAAGGTTAAGTACGCCAGAGCCGGATGCAATCTGTCCACCGCTCACGGTTACATCATTAGGAAGCGTCACTGAACGAGAGGCACTAGGAACATTAGCGCCCATTGGGAGATGACTATCAATGGTAGTAAGCGAAGCATCTTTAGCGAGGCCTGTCTCGGGGTTAGCGGTAGGATTGGTAATCGTCACAGTCCCACTCACGGGAATGGGATTACCCTCGTCGTTTGTAATCTCAGTCGTTGTCGATCCTGGGCTACTCGCATTGTCCACGATTATAACAGGAGACAGCGTACCGTCTCCATTATCAAAATATCTAAGGGGTGTCAAGTTTTGTTTATCTGCGGCTACGTTCATAAGTGAATTATAGCATTACTGGCATCAAATATACACAAAAAAAGATTGGCCCCGGATTTTACCCCGAGGCCGTTCGACAGAAGACAAAAATGGTTTTTTACACCACCTTCATTCTACTAGCTTTTATCGAATTGCGCAATCCATTTATTTATCTCGCGCGCGTTCCATTCATCATTGACCGCGCTGTTCTCTGTAAGACAGAGGAAAGCGAACTTATGGGCTGGTCGCGCGACCCTTTCTTTCTGCTTGCCATTCTTCTTGGTAAACATCTTGCGACCCTCGGGAACGTCCACGACACGCTCTTCAATAGTGCCGTCATCAAGGAGGTGCTGGACCGCCATGAGATACTCGTGCCAGAGATAGCCCTTGCCGGTCATCGGGTCTTTTATCGAAGGATTCAAGCGGCCTCGATTGATATTGATCTCGCTCTTGGCGTAGTGCTGCATGGTGCGGATAAGCTTATTGCGTAGGTCATCGTCAGAACTAGGGTCAACATCTTTGAGAATCTTAATAGTCTCCGCGCCCTCGTCTACCTCAAGCTCGCCACGATCGATGGCGTCCCAGATAGCGAGGTTGGCATCAAGTGGTGGAAGGTCCATGTTCGCGTATAGCTCCGCGAGAGACTCGGTTTTGAGGGTTTTGGCAAGATATGTTGCGTTCATGGTTTGGGCACTCCTTTGATGAATTACTTTGTGATATCATTGTAGCATATGAGCGTAAACACATTAGTAAAAGACGGACTGCTCACGAAGTTGGACGTCGAAACCAAGATACTAGAAATCAACGCAGAAATCGGCGAGGTCCATTATAACCCTGGACTTGCGCGCGATCCTAACGGTACGGTGTTCATCTCCATCAGGTCGTGTATCACCAACTACCTCGAGAAGTTCGGTATTACCCACCCACTCGGGTATGAAAACTTCCTTCATGTCGGCATTCTCGACGAAGACACACTCGAGATCAAAGATCTCAAACTCATCAAAGCGAAGAAAGAATACCTCGGATTCCAGTGGGGAATCGAAGATATCCGCCTGTTCTGGCGCGAAGATGGGCTGCACGGCATCGGTGTCATCATCCCTGTCGAAGGTGGTCAGTACAAACTGCGCCTCGCAGAGATACTGATCGACCACGAAGCGGGAACATTCACGCTCCTCAAAGACTTCGGCCGGCCGTTCGGTCACGCGGAGAAAAACTGGTCGCCAACCGAGCAGCCAAATGACGTATTCGACTTCATATACTCGCCGACTCAAATCTACAAGGATGGTGTGGTGATCGGCGAAGATAATGACCTATTCATCCATAACGGGACGATACTTCTCCCCTACGAAGACGTCTACATATCGATAGGACACGCCGTCGTAAGCGTCCTTGGTGAGCGGACCTACGCTCAAATCGCCCTCAAATGGGGCAAAGATGGGACCCTACTTGAGCACAGCCAGTTCTTCCACTTCAATGTGGGATGGCGCGAACAACTCAAAGAAACGATCGAATTTGCCTCGGGACTCCTCTGGTCTAAGGGTAAAGAGGGCGAAGAATTGATCATCGGACTGGGCGTTAAGGACGAATTGACCGGCATCTGCAAAGTCCCTATCGACCTACTCAAATGGTCGCCCTATTCAGATACAACTTGGTACGCATGGCGCTGGGACGAGACTCCAAGCCGCGTCGAGCTGCCGAGCACCCACTATAACTCTAAGCCCTGACCCACACTTGGTCGGGCATCCCGCCATATTGCTCCGTCTCATCGACGAGTGTATAGCCGTGGCTCATCATATACGCCTTGACCTTGATGTTCGAGTCGGTCCACTTCTCCGTCTCAATGTGATACGCCTTGACCTGTGTGAGTTTGTCTCCAAGCCCCTCGAGCACCTCCATCGAGTGACCCTCGGTGTCTATTTTCATAATGTCGATCTCTTCATCACCGATGAGGTTGCTCAATTTGTCCGTCTCGACACTGATTTGATGACCTTCGAGGTCGTCTTCCTTCCAATCAAGCCGCAAAGAACTAGACCCGACCGCACCCTCGTCGCCATGATAGACCATGAATGGGGCCGATCCCTTGAAGTTACTCGCGGCTATCTCAAACACCTCTATTTCGGGGTAATTCTCTCGGATAACCTTGGCCTGTGCAGGGTTTGGCTCGAGCGCAACGACGCGCGCATTGGTCCAAAACCACTCAGGTTGTCCAGAAAAGATGCGCTTCGCCATCTCCTCCGCGTCCTTACCGTCTCGTGACCCCACCTCCCAGACGACCGGCTTCTTCGTCATGCCAAAGTACCGCTCGTAGTTCTGAATCAGTGGGTTGAGCCATGTGTTTACTTGATACATGTCAAAAGTATAGCATAAAAAAGAGACGCCGGGGTGGGCTCGGAGTCTCTTGACATGAAGTATACTACTTCGCTTTGATTGCTGCAAGCAACGTTGCAACACTCGTCAAATTCGAGTGGATAACAGGCGTTGATACGCCCACATTACTTGCGATCACACGAAGCTGTTTACGATTCATGGATTCAATATTGGTTCCGCTAAATACAGTAGCCATTAGATTAGATTCCCGCTTATATTTACTACTCTATTCTATCATAAAAAATACGGCCAACTGCCAGGGCCGCATCTTCTACTAGTATACTAGCAAGCTGACTTTTTCTTCATGCCCTTTTTTGGTCCGGTCATAGCGAAGTCTCCTATTACGGTTGATGCTCGTATCATACCATAATAAAACCTCCCCCCGATAGACAGGAGGAGGCCAAAGGATTGATCCGCCCGAATGGACCAGTGACATATGCATGTTGGAAACCACTCCAACACTCTTCTATCATACGGCAAAAGCTTCTATAAAGTAAGCTCGATTCTCTGAACGCGTGCCGCGTCCCGAGCGTTGCCTAGAAAAAGCGGCGCTTGCCCTTCGTAGGCTCGGCGTCAGACTCGGTCTCAATAAACTCATCAGTCGTCTCAGGCTCGTCAACAGGAGCCGGAGCAGCCCTATGAGAAAGCTTCTCAGAGTCGGCCTTCGTGTTGTCTCGTGGATACATCGTGTCACTCTCAGTCAATGGGTCAATGCCCTCGTGCTTAGGTGAGATAGGTTGAACTCGTGGAAGGTCAATATCGTCTTGATCTTCAACGTGGGCTTTAGGGTGTTGGGCGTCTGCCATAATAATTCTCCAGTTAAGTGTTTACCAATCCATTATACCATGTTGACAATGGAATGGAATATGTTGTGATAGAAAACGCTATATTTTTATAGAAAATGGGGGGAGGACGTATACGCTCGTAACGCTGCGTCATAACACACCACCCCCCCTCCATTCCACGCTGGGTCGTGGGTCGTGGGGTGCCATGGGTCGTCGGCGCGCGCATCATATGTATATGAGTGGCTCATTCATATGTATGTATCATACCTGCGCTATACGTCGGGCATTGTATAATGTGCGACGTTAAGCAACAGGGGTGGGGTGCAAGATCATACTGCACTCATTCAATACCCACATACATGCGTACATATTAGCCCATATATCAGCGTAAAAAGATATTACACTTACAGATTCAAAGTGCCTACTGTGTGATTAACGAACGGGGGATATATATCATATTTTTTTTATTTGGTTGTAGACAGTGATGCTGTAATGTCATTGAAAGGTGTCAGCGCGTGATTTTTTTGCGTCCCATTTACCTCTGTTTTTACATGTTGTAGCAAATACATTTTTGACATTACAGCACCAAACCCATTTTTTGACATGTAGCTGTAATATTGTATTTCATGTTTTGCCATTTCTAGACCATTTTGATACAATACCTATATCAACTAAACAGGAGATATCTATATGAACTATATCAATGACCCAAATATCAAACCTATCCATTATCGTGACTTAGTCAATGCAGTCATTAAATCGGGCGTACAGCCTCAGCGTGCATATATTTACCTAGCGTCTTTAGGTATTAAAAGTGCAGAAACGCGCCAGATCCTAAGTGACGGCATTACATATGGCAAATCACTTAAATTAGCTGTCAACGATGATGGTGGTGTCATCACCTCTGTAAAAGCGTGCGAATCGTGCCATATGTTGCAGATTCTTTGAAAATACTATTGACATTCTATTGACACTGTAGTTAAATGGAGACAGTCAAGCAAGGAACGCTGACACAATCCAAAGGTCATGAGTGATTGAACAAAAGCATTGACCAAAGCACATCAACACAATACATAAAGGACACAATCAGATGAGAGCATCAGTAGCACGACGACACAAGCGTATTGCACGACAACAATGGGTCTTATGCTTCGCGGTCGTCCCGCTACTCTGGGGGTTCATCACCCTCATCACCATCTAGTATCAAGCTAAGAGCGTCACGAGTCGCAAAATAATGGCCGTGGCGCTACAGGTTGACATTAGTCGCCATAATATAAGCAAGTAAGTCACAGGAGACTAAACGCATATGACACAAATCAATATTATCGCTAAGGGCAAGCCAGGAGCAGAGTACATCATTACAGATATGATGGCTACTCGATTGAATGAAGAAACATTCAAAAAGCTACAGGCTATCAATCCCGATACTCTAGGGGCGTACAGATTCATACCCCAGAGTGAGACAGACTTCTCGTGGTGGTCTAGGATAGAGCGCAAGTTATCGCGCACTAAGATCACACGCGCCTATTTCAACTGTGATTTTCACGGCAACGTGACAGAGGAGGCATAATCACTATGGATGAAAATTCAATCAAGATTATCAATACCTCATATCACAAGCATATGACGGATAATCACCTAGCACAATTGAACTTCACGGCTATATTGCCACGCAAGCTATTCTTTCAGTACATCGATAAAACGAATATTGACCACGTGAACCTGGGGCGCATCCGCTTTATGGACCCGTGCGACGCTGAGAATGCGCCAAAAACTATTGAGGCGGGGAATCCACTCGTGCGTGTCTTTGGTCGTGTCTCTCACGGCTACGGCTACGATATCTCACAAGATATATTTAACGCTATTACGTATTCTAAAGGAGTGAAGAAAAATGTTTAATCCTACTAAAGACGACATACTAAAATCAATAGATCTATTGGTTACACAAGTCGGTAACGGGTATCACCTAGACATTGAGGACATAACAATCGTAGACACACCCGCATTTCCAGACGAGGACAAGATGACGCATCACGATATCACCGTGAATGGCAAGAGCTATATTCTTGACTGGACACATGACGATAACGGTAGAGGGTGGGTATCCATCACTGAAACGTGCGATGATTCATCAGAACATGACGAGGAGATGCACAACCATGAGTCGTATGACTTTCAGGAGGTAGCATAGCCATGACTGCCTACAATCCACCTAAGGGTATAGTGCGCAAGTATATGCGCGAACAGATCCGTGATAAATCATGTATGATTGAACGAATTAAAGCTAAGCGCCACGCGCGGAGGGGTACACGATAATGCAAGAAATCCTATTTAATCTAGCTCTGATTGACGCAATCAACTATTGTCACCAAGAGGGCGTGAGTCCATCCGGCTCTCATCTCGTGAAAGACGGCCGAGGCTACACCTATAGCCTCCTCAGGACAGCTACTGGCAAGAAAATAGTGTCCGTCACATTCCATAAGAATCAAACGCCTAAACACACACTATGGGTATATGAAGACGGAGGCCACGCATGACTACCTATGTATATGACCTCACGGACCCGCGCCACCGAGAGCTATTCCTCAAGGATATATCCGCACTCATTCCAGACGAGACGGGACGCACGAAACTCGAGGAGATATTCGAGCTTGTCACCGACCTCGAGAACGAACGCGATGAATTGACCGAGCAGTTAGAAGATACTGATGGAGAGACCTCACACGCTGAATCAGAGCGTGACGAGGCCATCGACGAGCTGAATGAGGCAAGAGATAAAATTGAAGAGCTTGAAAAGCAGCTAGAGGAGGCAACGCGATAATGAAGAAACGCAACACCATACAACACGACGAGCTCATCCCCACACCGCGCAAAGTGAAGGTAGCGATGAAGCCCCTTGACGAATATGAACAGGCCATCACGGGCCATATTCACTCTATCGCGGACAACAGAGCGGATATCAGACGCCTACGGGCTCAGAATCGTTTACACCGCGCACTCATCCGTCAGGTCAAGCTGACGCGCAAGATCGATGCGCTGAGTGCGAGGGCGTCGTGAAGATACCTGTAACCGACAAGAGTTCTCGCTATCTCGCGTGGTTCTATGAGGGAAAATTGATTATACATAACTTAGACGAGATACCATTCTAATGAAGCTCTATCAATATCAAGAGGCCTACCTCGCCAAGTTACCGCCCTCATGCATCATGGCCGCGGACTTAGGCACAGGAAAAACGCTTATGTCACTTGCTCACTGGCAACGCCAACACACGGGACACAGACTACTTGTCGTCGCGCCCGCATCGAAGATACGCACGGGTGACTGGGAACAGGAGGTCAAACGATGGTTTGACGGTCAACATATTTTCCCCATTATCGAGATTACCTACATCTCTTACGAGTCCCTACGCCTCATGGACCCGAAGACGAAACGCCCGCGCCACTGGCAATTCTGCGCTACTCGCAACGGTGGTGTCGTTTATGATGTAATCGCCGACGAGTGCCACTCACTCAAGAATCCGCAGAGCAAACAATCGAAAGCCGTCCTAGAGATCAAGATGGCCGGCGGACTCTTTATAGGTCTCTCGGGGACGCCCATGCCTAACGGATGGATAGACTTCGCGGGCTACTCTAAACTGTTTGGCTTCACTAAAGGTATCACTGAGTTCAAGCACAAATATTGCGTCTACCAGGACTTCAAGGGCTTTCCCGAGCTAGTCAAGTATATCAATGTCTCCGAGATGGAGTATCAACTGTCGCGCTGCGCGTTCAAGCTCTCGCGTAGTCAAGCTCATGAACTACCAGACCGCCAGATGATAGGTGTGAATATTCACATGGACAAAAAGACGAGCAAGCTCTATACGATACTACGCCTCACAAAGAAAGACCCGCGTACCGAGGAGTTACTTGACAATTCAAGCCGTCTCCTATCTGTATTGCGCCAGAGTACTACAGAAGCCCGGCTCGACAATCTCATGTCGATAGTCAACGATACCTCGGATAATATAATCATCTACTATAATTATATCTCTGAGCGAAAAGCCATTCTCAAAGCTCTCGAGAAGTCAGACAAACATATTTTGCGCTACGATGGCGATGTACACGACGATCTGCCCGCAAGTGATGCACAGATACGGAATACTATATTAGTCGCGCACTACAAATCCGCCTCAACAGGTCTGAATCTTCAATGGGCGAATGTCACGATCTACTTTAGCCCGACATACTCATATCAAGAGTTTGAGCAGTCGATCGGACGCACACATCGCAACGGACAGACCAAGAAATGTCTGTATTACCTGTTTAATGTTAAAGCAACGGTGGACCGAAAGGTGTGGGAGTGTTTGAAAACTAAACGTGACTTTAACGCAACTTTATGGAATAGCGAGGAGGAATAATGGCCGAGAATAATGAACACCCTAAGAAAAATATATTACCGTTCATAACCAGAGCCCTGATCAGTAGTGCATATACTTTTACCAGTCAAAACAGCATCAGGATATTGTATACAAGATATGAAAATGGGCATCAAGTCATTGGTTCGATTGATGTCACATGGAAAGTCGAGGATGGCGATGAATAAAAATATTGAAGAAGTAAAAATACCAGAGTATGAGTTCCCATCATATCTTCAGGAGATTGTCGATAGGCTCAAGCTAGAAGCACCGGCGGCCATTAAAATTAAATCCACTAAATGGTATGGCTGGTTCTGGCCACCTGAGCGTAAAAGAATTAGACTTATGCAAGCGATGATGAACCACCTATACCCAACTATCCATAGGAAAATGACAGATTCGATTCGAGATCATTTATTGTACGGGACGCCGTTACCGTGGGAGAAGGATAAATAATGCGTACTTGCAACTGTAAAACATTCTACCTTCTCGATGAAAAGCCTATGTGCCTCCATCGGCTATTCCAGCATAGCCTCGTCGGAGCTGTAGCGAGATCACAGAGTTGGCGTGGTATACGGTTCTTTCTCTACCGATACAACCCCCAGGAGTCATCGAAAGAATATAAGCGCGGATGGTGGGAGAATGGACCACGTGTCGAGGTCACTAATGTCGGTGAGATACTCGTGGCCGTCAGTCTCGCGCATGAATATAACGTCAGGAGGATAAAGATATGACCGCCATCCGTAAACCAGGTGTCGAATTACGCGCCTACGTCCACTGGGAGGGCCGTTGGAGGCACGTATACATACTGAGTAGCTTCGACCAACTCACGCTGCTAGGAGAGCCCGTGCGTATGCTACAATTTAAATTAAGCAAGCGTACTAAACTTACGCATACTTCGGAGAAGATTAACTTCCATCGAAATAAGCCAGCGTCCCGGACGCAGAAAAGGAGCGAAGAAGCATGAAACAATCATATAAGGCACTCATCGGATGGATCATTATTGTATTCATCGCGGCTATATTTATGTCTATATTACAGCCAAAGACCTTGCGCTGCCGAGTTCCATACACTATTGAATATTGCAAGTCGCATCAATTTGAAATGCGTGATGCGCCAGTTTGGAGCGAACTATGAGTCGTACCGAAGATCTCGAACAGGATTTGCAAGACGCGCAGATCGGTGAATTAAGCATAATGAACGGAGAAAATGATGGCGAAGAAGCATAACTACGATGGCGAATGTAAACAACCTTTCTTTGAAGTATGTCTTGCTAATATCGTATCTATTAAGAGGGTAGCCGACGACCTACTTACAAAGAGCTGTATGAATCCTAACCCTACCACACCCAAGACGATGAAAGAACTCGTAGAAGACGCCCTCTTCGCTTCCATCGTGGCAGTGGGAGTACGCGAGGAGGGAACCATCACAGACCTAGACACGCTGATAATTGACCGACAAAAAGCAGTTGATTTGATCGTCGCAGCAATTACACAGATAGAGGAGGAGTGTGCGCCCGCGTCAATACCAAGTCAAAGTGATTTTGCGGATGGGTATGTGACTGGTATTCATGAATTTAAGCGTAACCTGGAGGCACGAAGAGGATGAGTAAATATAACGGAAGAGTTTGTGTACGGTGTGGCGGAAAAATTGGGAGCGCCGACCTCGCAACTCTAAACGGAGAAGAATGGACACACATATCCTGTACGACAACACCCAAACTACTCAGTGAGGAAAATGCAGGGCTACGGGACTTTCTGTGGAATACTGGCATGTTCGATAAGCTGAATCACGATGACCATGTGAAGTTGACAAGGTTTATCTCCCAACAGAAGCAACTATACGCCGATCAAAAGGTGCGAGAAATAGAGCGAGCCTATGGCGGTTGTCATAACTGCTATGGCAAGGGCTATTCTACTGTGAAGTCACAGATCAATGGATATGGAACTGATGGTGACATCGGTGGATTTGAAGGGCGTATACACATAGACATGCCAGTACAGATGAAGTATTGCGACTGTGACCGTGGCAAACAGCTTGCCGAGCGTACCCGTAATAACCAAGGAAAGGCAGAGTAAGATGAGCGGCATACCCTTCATGCGGGCAGATAGAGAGAAGCCTCTGTGGGCTACTGAGCGTAGACAACTACCGAGTGGCGAGTGGCGAATCACCATTTATCTCGATACGAAAGATGATGAAATATCATCACGCATACATAAAGAGGTGGCTAATTTGGTAAAAACATTAATGCCTAATCGGGAGGATAACCTATGACACAAGACAAAGAACTATTTGAGCTAGGGGAGCAGGTATTCAAGAGACTTGGATGGGTACATCATACTCGTTTCGTCGATGGAAAGATGGTCTATGAGTTCACCTCAGATTACCTACTAGAGAAGCTACCAAAAGGCGTCTCAGTCGTAAAAGAGCAACTAACTGATAATTATAATGCAGGGTTGCCTCGTGTAACTAGATTAGTGTCAGATACACCCCTCAAAGCCCTCCTCAAACTAACCCTAGCACTTCATGAAGCTGGAGAACTGAAATGACACAAGATACTCGAAGTACGTTTGAAGAGAAGCTACTGACGATTTATTCAGCAGTGAGAGCGGGTAAAGACCCCGACACAGGCAACCTCCATATGGACGAGGAACAGTTCGTGCAAGCTATCCGTGACCTCATTAAGAGCGATGTAATAAACGTAGATAAGATAATCTACATCGTCAAGGGAAGAGAGGCTGAGACCGACCGTTATTGTGAAATACGTGAGGAGCTTCGTGCCGAGCAGCGAGCTAACCTTATGAAGTTTATAGAAGGAAAAAAGTAAGATGGACAAAATCATAATTGAAGATAGGTACACGGCACTTGGTATTCCGCACCCAGACGGCAACTCATGTGACGAGTGTGATGGCACTGGCTATGTTCCTTGCCAAGCCTCAGAGCTGAATGAGTATGCGTGTAATTCACCAGAGGGTCGGGTAATCGTAGTTGGTCAAAAGGAAAAAGACGGTACGCCAATGCCTGATGACGGCTGGTTATTCCTCTCTTGCCCAGTTTGTAAAGGCACCCGCCTTGCCCACGAAGCAGGAGAGAAATAGCATGAGTAAATACACAGGAAGAGTCTGCGTGAAGTGTGGCGGTAAAATTGGGAGCGATGACCTTGCGACACTAAATGGGGAAGGATGGACGCATAATTACTGTCCTACCCCATCATTAGACAATGAGTTGCGAGAGCTTGCAGAAGACATCCGCATTGAACTTATCGGTGGCGAATGGACTGACATTGGTGGCTACAGGCATACCTACGAAGTGGGTGGTCAACACATAAAAGCAATCGTGAAGCTTATGTCACCTCTCATCCAAAAAGCCCGTGAAGAGACAACCCAACAGCTTGAATTAAAGCAAGCCGAGGTGAACTTCTGGAAAGATAGGATTGAGCTTGAAAAGAACAAGGTAAAGTTGCTTCAGCGAACCCGTGAAGAGGCAGAGATTGATGGCGAGCTGAGAGCACATGAACGATACGACATTGTGCCAGTCAAACAATTAAGAAGTCACATGGCTGCTCGAAAGAACATCCTTGAACTCAAGAAGGCTAAGGGGGAGAAGAGATGACTAAATGCAAAAACTTTGATGAGTGCGGTACGGCTGAACTTGAAGCACCTAGCAGTCTCATATTGGGTGTATGCCTCAAATGCAGAGGATATTACAAGCCAGGACTTACATTTGAAGAGAAAGACAAGATATGGTTTGAGGCTACTAAAGATATTACGAAGGAGAAAATGGAATGAAAAGACCAGATAAATCCGATTGTTTCATCATTGGTATGGCAGTAGGAGCTATCCTAATGGCGGTATGCTTGAACATCACTGGAGCAATCAAGTGAGCAAAGAACTCAACCCTGAACACGCAGAAGTAGCCCGTAAGTGGAATGAATCATTCTTTAAGCGGGTGGCTGAACGGGCAATCTTCTGGGCAACACAAGGACTCGACCCGAAAGAACCTAGCGAAGATCACGAAAAGCCTATTGACAATCTTTAACAAATTTGATAAGCTGATAAGGTCAAGCAACGGAACGCAAAACACATAAGGAGGGTATCATGGTATTTCATGTTCCAGTAGAATTTATACCAAGTAAACATATAATAATCGTCCGAGTAAAGTAAATGAGCTGGGTCGAAGATAACTACGATAACTACCAAGCTTCAGAATATTTAAATAAAGGAGGTCATATGACCGAGAATCAAACCAACGCAATTATTAAAAACCCCAACACCAAGAAAGCCCTCGCGGTCCTTCAGAAGTTCGCACTCATGGAGGCTCAGTACAAGGCTCTTGAGAAGGAGTCGAAAGAAGCTGCTGAACTCATCAAGCAATCCATGATCGATACTGGTGTAACGAAGGTAAGTATCGACACCGAAAAACTCTCTGGATTCATCACGCTCGCCGAGCGAGTCAACTACAAGGCCGATGACATCATGGACGTTGACGTCAAGTACCTCAAGTCGGCACTCGACACCGAGAAGATCAAGGCGCAAGCCGTGCTCACAGGTAGTTTGCCTGACGGCATCACCGAGTCTCTCTCGTACTACATCGTCAAGAAGTTCAAGGTGTTATCATAATGTTGCGCTTACTACAGTGGGCCTACAGGCTCGGCGTAAGACACGAGCGTGAGCGTATCGCTCAATACCTCATGGCAGTCAATCCTGAGACACTCGATAGCCCATTTGACTCTAGATATCGTCAGGAGGTGCATGAGAGTACTATCGAATATGACGATAGATTAAAGAAGCTTCAGGTCATTGATTCAGAAGTGAAGTCTCGGATCTGTACACTCCTAGCCAACATGTTTCACCGTGAGGGCGAGTACGTCTCGTCTGGATCATCAATTATGTTCCCAGAGGAGGGTGAAAACTAATGACCAAATATGTACTCGCATGGTGCGCGAAAGTTCCACCGGCGTCACCATCAATTACCTATCGATTCGTTGTCGGCGCAATCTATCCGCTCGCAATCAAAAAGCGATGGTTCGGAAGAAAAATTTTCGTGTATAAGCGCAGCGGCTATGACGATAACGTAACCGCAGGTAGTCTTCACCAATTCCCTAGCATGCAAGAGTTCAAAAAATGCTGGCAAATCATTAAGGAGGACCGATAATGTCAAACGCGCGTCTAATATTTGTACTCGGCAACCCCGGAACCGGCAAATCGTACAGTCTCCGCAACCTCAAGAAGACCGAGGTGACTTACGTCACGGTCACGGGTAAAGAGTTGCCATTTCGTACAGACATCAATCCAGTCACCGTCAAGACAATGCTCGAGGTGAAGAAGGTAGTCATCGCAAGCAAAAAACCCATCGTCGTGATTGATGATGTCAATTACCTGTTCACGCGAGAGGTCTTCAGCGCCGATAGTAAGAAGAATCCATTTGAGATCTACGACAGTCTGTCGAAAGACTTTTACCATCTGGTCGAATCCATACTCAACAAGGACTCAGATCAGAACTTCTACCTCTTAGGACACCTTGAAGACCCCAGCTCAAGCACGCTTGCACTCAAGACGCTTGGCCAGGCTACTCGCAAAAATAACAACCCCGAGGGATGGTCGAATATCGTCCTCCAGGCGGAGGTAGACCTTGGTGAGTTCATATTCAAGGTGAAGACCGACGGCTCGGGTATCAAATCTCCAGTAGATATGTTCGAAGGAGGGACGATGCCGAACGACCTCAAAATAGTGAACGATAACATTAACGCCTATTACAAGCAAGGAGCAAAATAATAATATGACTAAAGGTATTTTCGACGACGTACTCAACAATGTCGGTGAACCCTACAAGGGTGGCGGTAAAGGATTCAAATACGGTACGCATGAAGTAACAATCGGCATGGTCGCACCAGTCCAAAAGAAGACCAAAGCTAATGATAGCTCTGATGTTATCGAAGTCACGGTATTCGATCCGGCCGATGAGGACCGAACGGCAGTCACGACACTCTACTTCCATACAGAGGGTGGTGCGAAGATGTCAGTCACCAAAGTCCTCGGACTCATCGTCCATAACGTCGGTGAAGAGAAGAAGGACGCCGTGCGCACACTTGGCAAGAAGCTATTCGGTGGCATCAGCGACCTTACCGAGGCTCGGGACGTAGCTGCGAAGCTACTCTCAGAGAAACTGATCGGTAAAAAGGCCTTTCTCTTTGTTGACCCACAGGGCAAATACGATACATCTAGCTACGGTGATATCTGGCACTACCCATATGAAGACCCGAATGCTGACGCGCGTGCCGATGCTGCTGCCGACGATCTCATCGCCAGCTCGACTCCCGTGACTGAAAAAGAAGCCGAGGATATTCCCGACTTCGATGATATGGACTTGTAATGGTCGATATTAAGCGAGTACGCAGCAAACAGGTCGGATTTGTTGGCGCCAATCTTGCGGGACCAAAAGGTGACTTGACCCTCTACAATCGCTTGGTAGAAGAGAAGAAGAGGACCACCATGTCACAAAGTCTCATCATCAGGATTGCGTTACAGCAGTACTTCGACAGAGCAGACAAGAAATAGCATCGACGGCGGGGCTTCTAACCAGTACATGTGAAGATAGAGGCGCGGCGGGAACAACCATTCGTGGTGTCCCCGCTGTCCATGCTAACGCTAAATGTGGGGCTATGAAATTAACACGAGTAGTGGGAAAATAGGGGATATATGGCAAAAAAAGACGAAGAGCTTGTATTAACTAATACTGAAGAGAAGATGTCGCTCAAACAGCGACAGGCTCGCGCAGTAAGCGTGAAATATCGTATTGTACGATTCAGAGGTGCGGTGCTCTATCGCGCTAAAGACGGGTGGGAGCCACTATCATACGACGAGTTCGCGCGTATCTGCTACCAAGTCCATGGGGCGGGCATACGCCAGACCCAGATCAAGGACCTCCAACACCTATTCTTCACAAGCTCTGACGATCTCACTAAATACGCACAGTACATCGCTACCCCCGATGGCCGCGTATGGGATATGAAGAAGCTTGAGTTTATCACCGACGTCTCAGCGGAAGACTGCGTCTATACCACCGCCATCAATCCCACTGAGGGTAATTCACACCGCAAATGGCTTGAGGAGCTCGCGCGTGGCGACAAAGAGCTCGCAGATGACATTATCAAAGCCCTCTCGCCCATATTTATGTACAAGAAGCCCTTTGGAGTCTTCTGGTTCCTCGGCAACGGCGCAAATGGTAAATCTACCACACTCAAGGCTTTGTACGCTATATTCGGCTCTAAAGCGCCCTACACGCATAATCGCTGGTTCAGTCAGCTTACCGTCAAGCAAATTGAGGATGAGCGCGATACTCCAATGATCAACGGACGGCTCGGCAATATCTGTCTTGAGTCCAACGATGGCCACGTAAAGGACACTGGCGGCTACAAAAACCTCGCAGAACACAGCACATTCAGCGTCCACCGCTTCAACAGCCAGGACGGTACGATAGTTGACGGCAACGTCCATACTATCTTCAACGCCAACAATATTCCTACCTTCGCAGACAAGACCCAGGGCGTGAGGCGTCGCACATTCACCATCCCCTTCAAAGCCAGCTTCCCCCAGGACAGCACATTTGACGAGAAGTTGTTTGCTAAAAAGAACTTCCTATCAGATCTGCTAGGAGAAATGCTGCGGACCACTGTTATCATCAAGAATAAGGGGTATAGCTATGACTTCAGCGTACAGACGCTCAAGGCCAAAGAAGACTACGACGAGGAGGTCAACACCGCCGAGACATACTTCGAAGAGCTACTGGCTACCGACATCTGGGGCTTCACGAACTTTACTGACCTAACTCGAGACTACCAGAGGTGGTGCGACGAGCGCAGCTATACCGCACTCGGTAAGAAGTCGATTGCTCATGCCGCGAAGATCATCGGCTATGAACGCAAGTCATTCTACATCGATGGCAAACTTGTGACGCGCTACGTCTGCGAGAACTGGGACCCTCGAGAGCTCATCAGTCTCGGCCAGAGGTTCGGTATGTTCCAGAAGGTCGGCAGCGACGTTGAGCTGGATATATCAGAGAATAGTACCGACAAGACCTACGACAGTCTCATGGAGTTGCTCTAATGCCATCACTCAAATCACGCTTCGAAGAGATGCTACACACCGACTGGTACGAGTTCTGTATGCTCGAGAAGGACAAGACCTCTACGGTAGATGATGGCTCGCTCACCTCACTCATCCGTATCTGCGCCGATAGTGATGATATCCCAGCCATAAAGCTCGCGTTCGATAGGTCTGATGGACTCCAAGATACAGTCATCGAGATAAAAGTCCCGAAGTTCTACATCAAATACATGAACGCTAAGGAGATCGAGCCCGGCACGAAGGAGATTGAAGCTCCCGAGGACGCTGAGAAGGAGAAGAAGAGCTCCTACGACCCCGCAAGCGCCAAGCTCCGCGAGACACTCAAGGAGATGCGTGGGATGCCGCGCGATGTCATACGAGTGGTACGACTCTACAAGAGACGGATAGAGAAGGCTATTGAGGATGGCGTGGACCTACCGCTAGAGACTCACAAGCCGATGGTCAAGTCAGTCATCGTTGCTAACCTCTTGCGCAACGTGCAAAAGGGGAAATTCAAAGCCATCGAGCTTATATTTGACCAGATCGACGGCAAGCTCCCGAAGGCCATCAGCCTACTCGGTGGTGAAGACGTCTATGTACCCGATTACAATACATTAGTCGCCCCCGCACATGCTATTATGGGCGATGATGGGAAATATTATGCTGAGAATAAGGCCATGACGACAGAGTGGATTCGTGGATTTGCTCAGAGCGCAAAAGGCCTTGAAATACTTGCGGAGGGACTAGACGATGATTGATAGAACACCGAGACCGTGCCCCTACTGCTGGTTCGTATACTACTCTAAGTCTGCTCTATCAGCACATGTGAACGCCGAACACTGGGAAGAAAAAGAAAAGGAGGAAGACGATGACCGACCCCGAACTGACAGTACGAACGATAGAGACAATGCTGCCGCAAATATCGACAGCGCAGCTTCATAAGTGGAAGGCTATATTTACCACGGCCGTCCTGAAGATTGATAGAGAGCTTGAATCGCTCCATATCCACACCTGTACCATATGCTTCTTGCAAGAGTATGGATGGCGCAACGAACTGCCCGTGAGCTGGTTTCAGAAGGGTGACGCGGAGATATGTTTCCAACATGACTACAATGCTGTAGATGCGCTACTCGAAGATGCCGAGCCATTCCCTGACAAAGAGCTGGAGACCGTTGACAAAACCCTTGAAGAATTGATGGACCTCATATGAGCATTGAGAGTAATCTTCAGTCTGAAATACGCAAATACCTCAAGGGTAAGGGGTGCTACGTTATGGTTATCAAGCCGCAACCCGGCATTCCTGATGGGTGTCCTGACGTCATCTTCATGCTTGAGGGGTTCTGGGGGTCCATCGAAGTGAAGAAGAGCCCGAAGGCTGACTATCAACCCCTTCAGAAAGAGACGGTAGAGAAGCATAATAAGTGGTCGTGGTCACGACGAGTCGATCCGACGGACTGGCCGATGGTACAGGATGAGTTGGAGAAGATGCTATGATCACCTGGTACGACGTAGTCCAGGGTAGCCCTGAGTGGCTCGCGCTTCGCAAGGGACTCTGGACGGGCTCGATAGCCGTTAGGCTACTCCAGGGCAAGCCACTA